AAATACCTTTAATGGAAACCAAATTAATAAAACTATCTAAAATTAAACTGAATGATAAGAATCCGCGCTTTATTAAAGATGAGAAATACGAAAAGTTAAAACAATCCATTAAAGAATCCCCTGAATTTCTTGAACTCCGCCCAATCATAACGAATAAAGAGTTTATGATTTTAGGTGGGACTATGCGTTATCGCGCTTGTAAGGAATTGAAGATAAAAGAAGCGGTTCTTGAATCAACTAATGATTCATTTAACAGTTTAACCAAGGAAGTTGTTAATGTTTAATGGGAAGAAAAAAGATTGTTATACCCTGGAAAGATGTTAACAAATGGTTGGAAGCGGGATGCTCCGGCGTTGAAATTGCCGATAGTTTAGGGGTTTCTTATGATACCTTATCCCGCGCTTGTAAACGGGAACAAAAAGCAGATTTTGCAGAGTATTCCAGACAAAAGAAGCAATCCGGCAACCGGTTATTGCGTTTGGCGCAATTCAAGAAGGCCATGGGCGGCGATAATTCAATGTTGATTTGGTTGGGTAAAAATAGATTACATCAAAGCGATAAACCCGAAGAATTAAAAGATGAATCCAACGAATTATTAAATCAAATAAGAGAAATTACCGAAAGGGCATCAAGTCAATTTGGCGATCCCCAGGAATCTTAGTAGTTTATCAAAAGAACAATGGGCGTTTATAACCCAATCAACCGCGAAAGTTAATATTTGCTCTGGAGCCGTAAGAAGCGGAAAGAACTTTGCGGAAAATATAAGATTAATTCAATATGCAAAGTTTGAACCCTTCGGGGATCCCACTTCGGATTTGTTCTTTTGCGGAGAAACTAAAGATTCAGTTTATAGAATATTCCTTGAAGATCTTATTAAAATATTGGGCGGCGCCATTTATTACAACCGCCAAAGGGGCGTTGGCCGAATCTTTGGAAGAAACTTTTATGTTTTTGGATTTGGAAAAGAATCCGATTGGGAACGATTGCGGGGTTCAACCGGCGGGGGCGCCCTTGTAACTGAAATGACGTTATGTCATCCCGACTTCATGAAGGAATTGGAAGCGCGTTGCTCCGTTGAAGGTTCCCAAATATTTTGCGATACAAATCCAGATTCCCCATTCCATTGGGTTTATACAGATTACATAAACGATGAAGTTAAATTGGCCACTAATTCGGTTAAAGTATTCTATTTTAATTTTGATTCAAACCTTCATTTAAAACAATCGTATAAAGATCACTTGAAACGAACATATAAGCCTGGAACGCTTTTCTATAAACGGTTAATTCTTGGATTATGGGTTGCATCCGAAGGGGTTGTCTATGATTCGTTTGATACTGAAATCAATATTAAAAAAAGTAATACTATTCCTATATGCGATCATTATTGTTGTTCTATTGACTACGGAACGATAAACCCGTTTGTTTTCATATTGTTGGGCTATGTCAATTCAACCCGGACATTTTACGCCGTTAGTCACATTTATCATAATGGTAAAATAAAAGGGCAAAAGACTAACGGAGAATATGTAATCGATATTTTGAACTTTATAAAGAAGCAACCGAAGAAAATAGTTGATAAATTAAAAACGTTTGTTATTGATCCATCGGCGGCTTCATTTAAAATTGAGTTGCAAAAGAATCCAGAATTTCAATCATACCGAATCCGGGTTAAAGATGCTATCAATGATGTTATTGAAGGGATTCAAGAAGTTTCCTCATTATTTCATCAACGCCGGTTGTTTATATCAGAAGATTGTAATGAAGGTTTAAGGGAAATTCCGCTTTATGTTTGGGATAAATCGGCACAAAATAAAGGACAAGATAAACCCGTCAAGAAAAATGATCACTTTTTGGACGCGCTCCGGTACGGAGTTAAAACCCCCTGGGTTAAATCATATACGAATTGGAACAAATGAAAACTAAAAACGCAATATCCGCCGTTAAAACATATATGGATGGATTCTTTTCCGCGATAAGTTCAATTGGAACATCGAGGGATAAAGCCGAAACATTCCAATATTCCCAAGATGCAAAATTGCCCAAATCAACAATTGATTCTTTATACGCGCGTCATTCTATAGCCTGGAAGATAATTGATCTTCTTCCGGATGCTTCAACGCGTAAATGGTTTGAAGTTGATCATGAACAATCCGCGGAGTTAATGGCAATGGTTAAACAATCCGGGCTCCAAAAGTGTATTAATCGCGCCGGGAAGAAGGATCGAAAAGATGGCGGTTGCGCCGTCTATATGCCGATTAATGACGGGCAAGATACCGAATTCCCAGTTAACCGCAATTCAATCCATTCAATCGGAAAGTGCCAAGTATTTGAAGCGGAGTATATAAACCCGGTAAAAGTTAACCGTTCCGGCAATCATGAACTTTATCAAATACAAACGGATGAAGGTTTAAAACTGTATCACGTTGATCGCTTGTTAATCTTTGAAGGGGCGGAAGTTTCGGACGATTGGCGGTTAAATAATAACGGTTGGGGGGAATCAATACTAAATAGAGTATACCGCCCTTTAATTGCCTATAGTACATCCCATGGGCAGGTTCCAAGAATAATCCAAGATTTCATTCAAGGGGTTATATCAATTAAGGGCCTTAACGAGTTGGTTGATACAGACAACGAAGCGGGATTAAAAGCAAGATTTGAAGCGTTGGTTCTTGGAAAATCCGTTGTAAATGATTTGGTTATTGATGCGGATGACTCTTATTCCAAACAAACAACTAATATTTCGGGGTTGAACGATTTAATCAGGAACCCGGAAAAATGGTTGGTTGCATCGTCCGGGATCCCCATGCAAAAGTTATTAGGGGAATCAACCGGAAACGCGTTAAGTTCCGGCGGGGAATCACAAAACAATGATTGGCAACAATTGGTTGAAGCCTATCAAGAGGATAAGCTTCGGGAACCCATTGAGAAAGCGGTTGGTTACTTCGGGGATTTGTTGAAGATTACGGAACCCCTTGAAGTTATATTTAAACCCTTGGGGCAACCGACCGAAAAACAAAAAGCCGAAACTCACAAGATCCAAGCGGAAGCGGATAATATAAACTTATTGAATAACATTGTTACGGCTCCGGAAGTAAGGGAATCAAGATTTGGCGGGCGGGAATTTTCCACCGAAACCAAATTAAACGAACAAGAATTTGCCGCCCTGGAAAAATTGGAGCGCGAAGTTGAAGCGGAAGTAAATGGCAACCAAAACAACGATCCGCCGGATTGAACAAAAGGGGCGGGGAATACAACGCCGGTTAATTGGAATTGAGCGCGGTTATTATTCAGAAATAAATTCTTTATTCAACGATTGGTTCAAGTTGTCGATTCAAAATGAATTGGCGGGAATCAATTTATCCAAGCGAGATCAAGAAGCGGAAGAAGGAACGCCCCTTGAAGAAGTTATTGTTGCAAGCGTTGGCGCTTTGGTTTTTATTGATGCTATATTTGAAAAATCAAAACAACTTTGGGGAAAATTGGTTGAAGGATTTAAACCAAGAATCCGAAGTTTTGGAAATAGAATCACAAGTTTATCCCGGTTTGATTTTAAACCTTCAACGCCGATCGATCAATTAATTAACCCAACATTTTCCAATTTGGGGGATTCATTTGAAATTGATGATTTTGTTAAAGAAAATACTAGATTAATAACCAACATTGGAGCCCAAACCGCCGATCGGATTCAAACTATAATAGTTGATGGGGTTAAAGCGGGAAAATCTATAGATCAGTTAACCCAGGAAATTGAACGCGTAAGTGATATTTTAGGGGAAACCCGCGCCCGGTTAATTGCCCGTGATCAAACTCAAAAGTTGGCCGGCCAATTAAACCGGCTCCGCCAACAATCCGCGGGAATTGATTCCTATATTTGGCAAACGATGGAAGATCCCGCCGTTCGGCCATTGCATAAATCAAGAAACCAACGCGCGTTTAAATGGGAAGATCCCCCAATTGATGGGCACCCGGGACAACCGATCGCCTGTCGCTGTTTGGCATTGCCCAATGTTTAAAATAAAAGAATTAAAGGAATTGTTTCAAATGGTAGAGAAGAAAAAAAAGGTTATTAAGAAACCTATAAAAAAAGAAGTTAAACCTATAGTTAAAAAATCGGAGCCAAAGCCCAAACATGTTCCCGTTGAAGAAGTTGTTAATGGTTGGCCGGCTGAAAAAGAAGTTAAAGCGGAGCCAAAAAAAGGAACGGCCATTTGCGATCCCAAAGCAAAATTGGGGGAACATGTTTTATTTTGCAAGAATCCAAATCATGAACTTCAATTGGCATTGGTTACGGGTTTTAATAATGATACTAATAACCCAAATCTACATGTTTATACCAAACATGGTTTGGAGTTCCGGCCAAATATTGCATACTCAAAAGAGCCAAAACAAAGAACTTGGAAGGTTTTTAAATAATGGTTTCCAGGAATACAACATTCAAAATTGATTCCGTCCGGGAAGATAATGATACGGGTTTTATCTCCGGCGCCGTTCTTGCAACAAAGATCGGGGTTTTTAATTATCGGGATTCCGCAACCGGGGAAGTTATCCGGGAATTGCGGAGCCCGGAAGAAGTGTTTAAACAAACATCAATGGATTCATTGCAAAATGTAACCTGGACAAATAATCATCCCCCTGTAAAAATCAACAAACGAAATATCCGAAAATTTGGAACCGGATTTTTACATGGGAATATTGAAATTCATAATGATGAATTTTTGAAATCTGATTTTACAATTCAAGATGAACAAAACATTGAAGATTACAACGCCGGGAAAACTCCGGTTTCTTGCGGTTACGACTGCAAACTAATTAAAAAATCGGGAACCTGGAACGGCCAACGTTACGATGCGATCCAAACCGATATAAAATACAATCATATAAGTTCAGTAAATAAACCCCGTTTGGCGGGTTCATCAATTATTACGGATTCTTCGGATTCCAATTTTAAGTTTGATGCAATTGAAGTTAATGAAGAAGGGTTTGATCCCTCAAATAAAAAGAACAAGGAGAACAAGCAACCCATGATCAAGATGAAAATTGATAGTCATGAAGTTGAAGTTTCGGAATCTGCAAAGATTGCCATTGAAAATAAATTAAAAATTGACAGTGACAACGCGAAGCAAATTCAAAAGAAACTTGATGAAGCCCTTCAAACAAATGAAACATTAAAGGGCAACAATGAAGCGTTAACTTTGGAAATTAAAGAATCCAAGAAAATAGACGTTCAAGAATTAATGAAGAAACGGCGCGTTCTTGAAAAAGAAGTAACCCCGTTTTTAAACAAAGAACAATTAGAAAAAATTGATTCCCTGGAAGATTTCGATTTAATTAAATCCGCAATCGTTTCAAAGTATGATTCCGTTGACTTAACTAATAAATCCGAAGAATCAATTTTGGGAATGTTTGAGGTTGTTAAAATTTCGCAACCCATTGTTAATAAAAATGATGCTTCCGAAATTTACAACAATGCGAAAAAGAATAATAATAATGATAGTTTTGATTGGGATTCAGATCCCTTATTACAAACTAGTAAGGAAGGGAATTAATAATTATGGTAGTTCAAAATAGTTATACATCTACTTTAGCAACCGGAACCGAAGGGCAATTTGCGTTTGAACGTGATAAAGCTTCTGTTTTATCTAAAGAAGCATCCGATTCCAGGGGATTACCCTTCGGTCGGGGCGTTGCCCTTGCGGATACCGCCGGCGGCAAAGTTCGCAATATGCAATCTGACCAGGCCAAATATGTTATGGATGCCGATTTTACAACGGGAAATTTCACTGGGAATCTTGTTGTTAATGGCGTTACAAACGCTTTTTCAATTGCATTTAACGCGTCACATTTGCAAAGCCAACAAGATGCGGAAACGGCATTTGAATTAATTGCGGGAATTTTATCGGCTACTATTGACGCAACCGATGTAACAAATAGAACATTGATTTTACAAGCGGATCCTGAAACTGATATTTCATTTAACACGTTGGCTTCTTCGGGCGTTGTATTTACTGTTACAAACACCGATTCGAAAGATGCTTATGGAATTTCAACGCATCAAGAAAATGAGCCCGATTCTTCCGGCGTTGCCCAATATAAGGACGGCGAAGAAGTAGGGGTTGCACGACAAGCATATATTCATATGAAAACCGATGCAACGTTAAACCCTGGGGACACTGCATTTTTAAGATTTCATGAAGAATCTGGAGATGATAAAAAACGGGGAATGTTAACCGCAACCGCCGGAAGCTCGCCAACCAAAGCAAAAATTTGGGCGGAAGCTTGGATTGAAAAAGGCGCAACCGCCGGAAATCTTGCAATTGTCGGAATAAACTTACCATAAGGAAGGATGATAGAAAAACATGTCAGATTTAATAAGAAATGGTTATGGAATATTCCGGGCGGATGCTTGGAATTATTACCAAGAACAAATGAAACAAAATCAAGATGATTTGGAAAAGAAGAGAATATCATATACAACGCGGGAACGTGTTGATCACGCCGTTGAATATATGGTTAAAAATTTCAAGTTTGACTCCAACGAAACCCAATTCCTTGCCAGGGCATTAACTCATGTAATGGCAAAAGCAAGGGAAGTTAAATATCCGGGCGATCGTTTTATGGAAGTTGCGTTTCCAATGAATACCGAAGGGGGGAGCGGGTTGTCTTCTCTGAACTATACGGTTCTTGATGGAACAGGAGAAATGAAGGAAATCGGATCCAATGCGACAGATCTTCCTGAATTATCCGCTTCTTTATCAGAAACCCCAAACCCCGTTGCGGTATTGGGCGGTTACTATGGATATAGTCAGGTTGATTTAGAAAAAGCCGGACGAAGTAACACCCCATTAAGCGCAAGAAAAGCAAGAATGGCAATGAAGGCGGCCAGGCAGAAGAAAATGGACATTGCGATTAATGGGTCTGGAAACCTTCCTGGAATGTTTTCGTATTCATTAACCCCGACTTCATTACCAAATGGCGGTTGGAATTCCGGCGCAACAAATGATGAAATTCTTGAAGATTGTTTGGCTCCCGTTGAAGATGTTTTGAACGTTGGCGAAGATGAAGAAGCATCAATTTTGTTTATGAACAAACCCGCGTATGCTAAAATCGCTTACAGGCCAAGAAGCGCAACAAGTGACACTTCCATCGCCAAATTGATCATGGATAATTCGGCGGTTGATAGTATTATTTGGAGTTCAAAGTTGGATTCAATTACTTCAACAACAAATTCAATAACGGCTAAGCCCGTTGTATTGGCATACCCCCGTAATGAGGACATTTTAGAATTTACGCTTCCGCGTGATCTTCAACAATTTCCCGTTCAACAACAAATGCTTCAATTCGTAATTCCCCTATTATTTGATACGGCGGGATTATTTGTATATGAACCCAAGAAGATTGCGTTTATTCAGGATATGTTCTAAATGGCGGAATCTATTAGGGATATACTATTTCGGATAGCCCCTGAGTTTGAAACTTCAAACCCTGACGAATTGGCAACCATTGATTTATTTATATTGGATGCAATTTGTGATGTTCCGGTTTCAAAATTGGGAAAAAAAGCAGATCGGGCGGTTGCTTATTATACCGCCCATTTGCTTACTTGTATTGGAAACAATCAAGTTATTTCCCAAGAAAAATTGGGTGATGAATCCGTATCGTATGCAATTGATAGAACCGATATAAACGCAACGAAATATTTAAGAACATATGAGAGAATGACGAATAATTTAATTCGTTTTTCTCCGTTTGCTCTTGATGGGAAATGTTAATTGGCAATTAAAGACGTTGGCGGGGATAAAATCTTTAAGGAATTATTTGCGCTTAACGGAAAAAAACTTGAAGTTGGTTTTACGGAAGAATCCGGACAAGATCAAATAAACAAAGCGGGTTGGGCTCAGTTCGGAACCAAAACGGCAACCGGAGGGGTTCATTCTCCTCCTCGTCCGTTTATGTCAATTGCCTTTGAAAAGAATTTGCCAGGGTTGAATAAGTTCATAACTAGGCAATTAAAAATAATGCACAATGGGGATGTTAAAGTTAAACCTTTTCTTGATGGTATTGGTAAGAAGCATAAATTGCAGATTAAAAAGCAAATTATGTCCAATACGCCGCCGGCAAATAAAGCGGCAACCATACGAATTAAAGGCCATGGGCAAACATTGATTCATCATAAAGATATGTTGGGATCGGTTAAATGGAAAATAAAATAAATGTTGGCGCGTAGGTTTCGGACAATTCAAAAAGTTTGGCGCGCGGATCCCAAAACGGAATCATTCAACGGGCGGAAACAACAAGATACTAGAGAACCGTTCTTAATTGATTGCGTTATACAACCCGCGGAATCCGATAACATGAACAATTTTCAATTAATTGATACTGATCAAAAGCGAATTGAAGGGGGAATTTTTATTTATGTTGATCCCCAGGTTGTTTTATTTTTAGATGAACTC